TGAGTGGTCAGATGAATGTAACAACGCTTACACAGATTTTACTATTACTCCGTTGTCGGGTACGTTTTTCCATGAGACAGAAGATGAAAAAGGAATCATCGAAATAACGGACGATTATAAGCAATGGTTACAAGACAACGTAAAAGAGTTCAGAAACCAAACGCTTTGGCTATACAAGATTATGGTATTTAGACTACAAAGGATGATTAAGTTTTGGAAAACAAAGTCATCACCAGAAACAATCAGAGGTAGCTTCAACGAGGAGCTTTACAAAAGAATATGTGAAATTAAATTTAATCAGACGTTATGACACCAAAAGAAAAAGCACAAGAACTATTTGATAAATACTATATTGTTTGTCAAGAATTTACCGAAGAAATACAATGCAGTATACAAGCCAAACAATGTGCATTGATTACAGTTGATGAGGTAATGAATGCAGATTGGTATATACCAACTTTTGAAGATAATAAAAAATGGACATCTTATTGGAAAGAAGTTGAACAAGAAATCGAAAAGCTATGATACAAGAAAAAGACGAACTATGAGCTACAAAAGAAAAGAAAACTACGAGGCATCCATGTTAGGAATCGTAGTAAGTTTATTACTAGCTGCAGTAATACTTTTAGCAATTGGAATCATTAAATTAATACAATTAGAATCATTAAACTAAAAAAAATGAAATACAAACTAACTTACAAGATAGGACTTGCAACAGTTCAAGAATGGATTTTTACTTCTAAAAGTTTAGCGTACTGGAAGCGACTAGATTTAATCGAAACAGGACGTTTTAACGATGGTCATTTTGAAATCAAAGAATTTAAATTTTAGGAAAATGAAAAACGACTTAATAGAACGAGTAACATACTTAATTGAAAGAGATGAACTCAACAAACGAAATAGACGTAAGCAACATATTTACAAGAAATGCTTCCTGATGAACCAACTACGAAAAGAAGAACTAACATACAACGAAATCGGTTCTTACTTCAATCAGCATCACGCATCAGTAATTCACAATATCCAAACGCATAAGAATCTAATGCAGTACAATAAAGACGAATACTTGGACGTTGTTAGAGAATATCAAGTGTTCCTAGTTGATTCTAAGTACATCCTGCAACCTAGAAACATCATTGACGATGTAAACAACTGCACAAGCCTTTACAAGCTCCTGAGAGTTAAACGATGGATTGCAGAAGGACGATATAAAAATTTAGAAGATGATGCAACATTATTAGAATAATTACGTTATATTTGCAGAGTTCGAGCAGGAACAAGAAAAACATTATTCAAAACCTCTTTAGTTAGTAGGACTGCTCTCCGAACGCCAAAGGGGTTTTTTTATTTAAGAGCAGTTAAATGAGTGAAAGAAAAGCAGTAAAATTTTATCGGAGCTATTGGGAAGTAGCTATGGAATTAAACGACAAGGATAGACTTGCGTTTTATGATGCAGTAATGCTTCGCCAGTTTACAGGTGAGCAAACTGTTTTAAAAGGAATGGCAAACTTTGCCTACATCAGTCAAAAACATTCAATAGATGCACAAGTAAAAGGATTTGAAGATAAGACTAAAACCCCTTTACAAGCCCCTACGCAAGGGGGTACACAAGCCCCTTTGGTACAAGAAGAAGAGAAAGAGAAAGTAGAATACACTAAACTGAAATTCAGTTTTTTATCTGCTCTTATTGATTATGGATTTGATGAGGAATTATCTAAGGAATGGATGCAAGTTAGAAAAGATAAGAAGGCAACCAATACAGAAACTGCATTTAAATCATTTATTTTACAAGTTGAAAAAAGTGGTAAAGATAAAAACTTTGTATTAAAAACTTGTGTAGAAAAATCGTGGAAAGGATTTGAAGCATCTTGGATAAAAATACAAAATAATTTACCTAACGAAATTTGGGAATAATGTACAAAAGACTAACAAACGTAAACAATGAACTGTTCGATATACGCCAACAGAAAGACGTAAGAGGAAAGTCAATAGGTTGGGATTGGGATATACTTCCTTACACAATAAAAGAAGGATGTACAACATATATTGGTTCAGCTCCTGCAAGTGGAAAGACGGAGCTTTGGTTTGAGATACTTATTAACCTTTCGTGTTTACATAATTGGAATCATGTAATATTCTCACCTGAAACAGGAAGCAGTGCAGAGATATTCGCAGAGCTTTGTTACAAGTATGTAGGTAAACCTTACGTTCAAGGACAAAACTCAATGACCAATTCAGAACAGATAGTTGCTGAAATGTTTATCAACGAGCATTTTATTGTGATTGATCCTATTGATGAAGATTTAACCATTACTAAATTTTACGAACTAGTGGACGAAATCGAAAAAAAGGAAGGAATGAAAATCCACACTACTACTATTGATCCTTGGAACGAATTAACGGAGGAGTTTTTACCTAGTGACTTAGGACGTGAGGATAAATATTTAAGTCGCATTTTGGGAACAGTAAGAAAAAACGCAAGAAAAACAGGTAGACATAACTGCGTAATTAATCACGTTCGTGACCAACCTATGGTAAGTTCAAAGACAATAGCAGGAACTGACATCAGTTACTTTCCAATGCCAAGTGCAAGAGACTTTGCAGGAGGTCAAGTTTGGTTCAGAAAAGGACTCAGCGTATTAATTCCTTGGCGTCCTCCTTACGGACTTTTAGATTCAGATGGTAACGGAGCAGAGAAAAACGAAGTACATTTGAAGGTTGCAAAGAGTAAACCTAAAGGCGTATCAAAAAACGGAGTATACAAGTTATATTTGGACTTAGATAAATATCAATACTATATGTTAGATTTCAAAGGAAATCGAATCTATGCGAACAGAACAAAGAAGTTACCTGAACAGAAAAAGATTACAATGGTAGAACAGAAAATTAACGCTATTCACGCTAACAAAGACTTCTAATGAAAACAATAAACTCACTAAGTGGTGGCAAAACATCAAGCTACATAGCAGCAAATTATCCTGCTGACTATAACATCTTTTCGCTTGTTCGTACAAATGATATTAATTGCTTGTTTCCTGATGCAAAGGTTCGTCAAATCGTCAGCGATAGAATCGGTAAAGAGTTTATTGGAACACTTGAGGAAGATATGATTATTTACACTATGCTTGATTTAGAGCAATATATCGGAAGCGAGATTGTATGGTTATCAGAAAAGACATTTGATGAAGTGATAGCAAGTTACAAGATGGCCAATGGAAGTAATTACTTACCTAATCAAATGACACGTTATTGCACAGTTGATATGAAAGTTAAACCCATTGCACAATGGTGTTATGAGAACTTAGAACTTCCCATTGATATGAGAATAGGATTTAGAGCTAATGAAATGAGCAGAGCAAAGACGATGATTGACCGAGCTATTGATGGAGTAGAGCATTTTAAGTTTAAGGTTGGAGAAAAAAACGGACGCAACAAATGGAAAACATTACCATATCGAACTGCTACATTTCCACTAATTGAAGCAGGTATTTTTAAAGATACAGTTGAGGAGTTTTGGAAAGATAAACCTGTAAGATTTGCCTACAAGAATAATTGTGTTGGATGCTTTCATCGTTCTGAGTTATTCTTGAAGCATATGAGCCAAAGAGATGATAACAAGTTCCAGTGGTTTATTGATATGGAGCAGAAAAACGGATGCACATTCAAAAGTGGAGTTACTTACGAAAAGATAAAAAACCATAAATTACAATTAGATTTGTTCGATGAAGATTTCAACGATTGTGATTCAGGATATTGCGGACTTTAAATTAAAATTATGGACATAGGACTAAAACTACTTTACATAAAAGGACTGATACAAAAGAACATTTGGAAAGTAAAGCTAACACGAGAAGAACTGCAAGAGAAAAGACCATCAGCAGAAGCGTACATAAACGGAGCTAAAGACACGGAGAACGACTTGAAGCAGGTGCAGTTAGCAATCGTTGAACTTGAAACAGAACTACGCTTACACGGACGAGAAATCAACAGGTGTCTGCATATAAACGGAGAATTAAAGAAAAGAATTGAAGAACTTGAACACGAACTTAAACACAAAAACGTAGAACTATGAAAGTAACGGATAAAATAACAATAACAAACGAAGATAACATGGAGCTCATGGCTAGGTATCCTGACAACTATTTTGACTTAGCAATAGTAGATCCTCCTTATGGAATTGAACGTTTTAAAAAAGTAACTACAACACCAAGTAAAAAAGATGTACACGCAAAGAGATTTCAAAGAATGGAAACTGTAAATAATAAAAAACCACTTGATAAATATTGGAAAGAATTGTTTAGGGTTTCGAAAAATCAAATAGTGTTTGGTGCAAATAATTTTGTAATGCCTACAAGCGAATATTTTTTAATTTGGGATAAAAAGCAGTCCATGCCGAATTTTGCAAGATGTGAGTATGCTTGGGTTTCAATGGGTTTAAAAACACCTGCTAAAATATGTGAACATTCAATACACGTTCACAATCAAACTGATAAAATACATCCAACTCAAAAACCTATTTATCTATACAAATACATTTTAGATAATTACACAAAGCAAGGACATAAAATTCTTGACACACATTTAGGCAGTGGTAGTATTGCAATAGCTTGCCACGATTACGGCTTTGAATTAACCGCTTGTGAACTTGATTTAGAATACTACGAAAAAGCGATACAAAGAATTAAGAACCACACAAACCAACAAAAACTATTTTAAAATGACAAAAAAACACAAACTAGTTGCACTATCAGCAGTGCTTCCAGTATTAGCAGACTTCATTGAAGATTTAAACGACCAGTTCGTTTTTAAACAAGGATTAAAAAGAAAGGCAAATATTCTTGTAGAAGAAATACGCAGAGTAGATAATCAAGTTCTGCAGGTATACGGAGAAAATAGAGAAGAAATATACGAGCAACAAGTACAGTTGCAGCTATTATTTAGACAATGGATTGAAGAAACAATAAAATTTGACTGATGAGAAAATTAAGAGTATTGATAGCTTGTGAAGAAAGCCAAGCTGTAACAAAAGCGTTTAGAAAATTAGGACATGAAGCCTTTAGCTGTGATTTATTGCCGTGTAGTGGTGGTCATCCAGAATGGCATTACCAAAAAGACGTGTTCGAAGTAATTGATTTAGGATGGGATTTAATGATAGCTCACCCGCCTTGTACATTTTTAGCTGTAAGCGGTGCTAGATGGCTTTACAATAAAGACGGAAGTAAAAACGAACAAAGACACAAAGATCAAGAAGAAGCGTTAGAGTTTGTCGGTCAATTAATGAACGCTCAAATAAAATATAAAGCTATTGAAAATCCTATATCAGTTATAAGTACTGGAATAAGAAAACCTAATCAAATAATACAGCCGTGGCAATTTGGTGACGAAGCGCAAAAAAGCACTTGTCTTTGGTTATTTAAGTTACCTAATCTAGTTCCAACAAATATCGTAGGTAAAGGCGAGTTTATAGAATTTGTTAGCCATAAAGGACAACTTAAAAAACAGCCTAAATGGTACTTCGAAGCGTTAAAAAATGCAAAGACACCCGCAGAACGACGAACATTAAGAAGTAAAACCTTTGACGGAATAGCTAACGCCATGGCTGAACAATGGTCTAACTATATTTTAAGTCAAAATGAAATGTAAAAACTGCAAACAAAAGTTTGAACCTATCAGATTTAACATGAAATACTGCACGGAAGCAATTTGTCTAAGAGCTTTCTCCGATGAGATCAAGTTAAAGACATGGCAAAAGACGAAAAACAAAATGAAAGCTGAGTTAGAAACAGTACAAGACATTGTGAAGGCAGCTCAGATAGTATTCAATAAGTATATCCGTGAACGAGATAAAAACGAAACGTGCATATCTTGTGGAAAGCCAATACGAAAAGGAAATGTGGATGCAGGACATTTGTGGAGTGCAGGAGGTCATAGCAACCTGCGTTTTAATGAATTTAATGTTAATGCTCAATGCTCAAGACCTTGCAATAAAGATAAGTCAGGTGATATAAATAATTACAGGTTAGGGTTTATTAAAAGATATGGAGAGGATAAATTGAGTGAGTTAGATTCAATAGCACATATAGAAAGAAAGTTCACGAAAGACGAACTAAAAGAAATAATAAAAAAATATAAAGATTTAGTACGAGATATGAAATAAAGTATTATATTTGCATCTAAACAAAAACCAATTTATTATGAAAAACCTATTAAAAATTCAGGCAGAATTAAAATGTCCAAAAGGTAGCTTTAACTCATTCGGTAAGTACAAGTACAGAAGTGCAGAGCAGATTCTTGAATCGTTGAAACCATTACTACAAAAACACGAATCATTATTAGTTTTAACTGATGAGATTATTCAGGTAGGCAACAAGCTATTTTTAAAGGCTACTGCTTCACTTTCTGACGGTGATAGTGTAGTTCAGTCATACGGATTTGCAGAGTTAGGAGAACACAAAGGAATGTCTTCCGAACAATGTACAGGGACTGCATCTAGTTACGCACGTAAATACGCATTAAACGGACTATTCTTAATTGATGAAACGGAAAGTGATCCTGACTCAAAAGACAATACTCCAGTGCAACCAAAAAAACAAACGCTAGACGCTAAAAGATTTCAAGACGCAGTCAAAGCAGTAACGGATGGAAAGATAACACGTGAGTCTTTAGAGAGCAAGTTCACGTTAACTGATGGTCAAATTGATATATTAAACGCACTATGAAAGTTAGATGCTCTGCTATAGGAAAAATTATGAGTAGTCCGAGAAACAAATCGGAGTTGCTTAGTCAAACTGCAAAGACATACATTCACGAATTAGTCTTACAGGATAAATACGGAATCAGAAAAGAGTTTAGTTCACGTTACACAGACAAAGGAAACGAAGTAGAAAACGAATCAATCAACTTAGTAAACGAAGTGTTAGACGTTGGATTCATTTATAAGAACGAGGAGTATTTCGAGAACGATTGGATTACAGGAACACCTGACGTAAACACGGACGAAGTATTGTTAGACGTTAAGTCAAGTTGGGATGGATCAACCTTTCCATTCTTCGAAACTGAAATACCTACAAAAGATTACTTCTACCAACTGCAAGGCTATATGTGGCTAACAGGTAAACAACAGTCAATGCTTTGTTACTGTCTTGTTGATACTCCTGAGTTAATGGTTGAAGACGAAATCAGACGTACACACTGGAAGTTGAATCTAATGGAAGAAAGTTTAGACCTACGTGATGAAATCCAAAAGAAGCACATCTTTAGCCACATTCCAAAGAACAGACGTGTGAAGGTCTTTTACGTACAGAAAGACGAAGCAGTAATTGAAAGAATCAAAGAGCAGGTAGAGCTTTGTCGTGAGTATTACAACACCTTAATAAATTTCCTATGACACCAAGAGAAAAAGCAGACCAATTATATCATGATTGTGCAGCATCTATTGATTATGATACATATGTTGATGATGGAGTGATGTTCGCTGATATGATAGCAAGTGAAGTTATAGAAGCATTGTCAGAAAATCAATGGCAAAATAAATCTCAAATTCAATATTGGCAAGAAGTTAAACAAGAAATACGAAAAATATGAATCAGCAAATAGATATCACACCTAAAGAAAAAGCAATATGGTTTAGTGAAACATTTATTGATATACAAACTGCAATTATGTGGGTAGAAAGTGAATTGAATGGTGATAATTTAATGTTTGAATCAATAGAAGAATGGCAAAAAAATTATTGGTATTGGTTAGAAGTAAAAAACGAATTAAATAAACTATAAATATGAAAAAAGTAACTAAAGATGTAATAATTGGAATGAGATTTACACAAGAAGAAAAAGAATTGATAAGAAAAATATCAGAACAGCATAATATGTCAATCGGAATGTTTATTAGAGTTCATTTTTTAAATAAAATATTAAAAAAGATATGAATCAACAAATAGAAGACCAAATAGTATTACGTGTTTTGGCACGTTTTAACGAACGTTCACAAGTCGGAATAACCAAGTACAACACAACACTAGAAAGAACCGATTTAAGCACGTTAGAATGGCTTACACACGCACAAGAAGAAGCTATGGACTTCGTTTTGTATTTGGAACGACTGAAAGACGAATACAGAGAAGGCTTACTAACTAAAATGGTGAAGCAATCGGAACAAGACGGATTGTATGAAGATAAATTCAAACGAACAATGCCTAAATAAACACGGATGAAAATAATAATAGAACAATACGACCACAAGAT